CCACCTTTATAGTTATGACGTAGTTGTGTTACATCATCAGTCTTATTGCCTAGCTTGTACTCGTCCACCTGTTCCTGTGTAACAGCACCTGCCGATAATGCCAAGTCAAGGTGGGGGTCAAAGCCTTCAGTGGTCATAGCCCTAACGTACTCAGGGTCATAGTCCCACATATAGTGCTGCTTAGTCCTGTCCTCTAAACTAGCCATATCAGAACCACATAATGTGTGTCCTTCTTTACGCACTGTAAATAAACTACGAACTTCCTTACCGTACGGCTTACGTTCTGAAGGCAGGTTGACGCACACTGCATGTTTAAATCGTAGCGTATTGGTCAAGCCTTGTATCTCTGCCTTAACAAAACCATCTACGTCCACACTATCCAGCAAGCCTTGCACTAAACCAATGCGGTGCTTAACCACTGTCATTGTGTGTAGGTGTTCTAGTTCGGGGTGGTCTTCAATCAACCGTACCACTGACTCACATAAGTCACCGTCTGGCTTCTTAATCTGTGCTACCTTGCCACTGTCCTTCTTAAACTTCCAAGTAGCAGGAACCCAGCCACAGCTTTCCAGCCATGCTTTCAGTTGAGGTACACTACTTGGGTTAGGCTCTTGGTGCCCTACCACCACCTCGATTACCTCCTCGTGAGCAAAGTCTAAGCCACGCTCATCACACAGTGCTTGCCACTTCTCACCAGTAGCAGACAATGTACCGTCCTTCTTAAATGGTTTGGCTGGACGCTTACGCTTTGCAATCTTAGGTACTCGTGGCATTACCTTAGCCAAGTCATCAACTGCAACTGTGTATTTTCCTAACAGTTCGTCAAGTAAATTGCTGGCTTTGTTTACGTCCAGCTTCCACTTACTTGCTTCCTGCATTGCGGCACAGTTCATCTTATGTGATAAGTACTTAACCAACCTGTCAGGATTACCATTGTATATTTTATCTAGGTACTCTTCTTGGATAAGCCATAGCTTGTGGTTAATCTTTACGTCTTCTTCACAGCGATGTACGTATGTTTGCAGGTCAGCTTTCTCCCAGTCTTCGACTACTGGCTTGGCAATACCTAAGCGTTCGCCCCATTGTGCTAGGCCATGCTTGGCAATCTCAGGGTACAAGTACCAAGACAAGGCTAGTGAGTCCACAATCTGTGCCTTAATCTTTATACCCAGCAAGCGTTCCAACACTGGCTTATCGTAACGGATAAAGTTATGGCCTATGATACGGTCTTCAGTGGTCAAGCTGTTTAAGAAGTTGGTAATGCTTTCATAGCTAGTCATAGTTGCCATACCAGACACAGACATACAGTGTATCTTTGTGGCCTCTATGCCGTCAGTCTCAATGTCTATAACCCAATCAGTCATTAGTTTGTCCGTGATTTACGTGAAAGCCGTAATGCGCTCTGCCTTCTCTAGCTGCTTTAGCTGCGTCTTCTATGTTTTCAAAATAGCCTAGATTAATTTGTTTATAATCGGCATGGACGTAAGCAAAGTACTTATTCGTAGCTTTATTAAAGGATACTCCAGTATGTCCAGTAGTGTTATTAGAAGCCATACTCTTGTTTCTCACATTTTCTCTCTGAGTAGCCATACGTAGGTTTGTTATCCTGTTGTCGGCTCTATCGTGATTGATATGGTCTAAACCAGAACTTGGAAACTCCCCGTGTTCATACAACCACGCTAACCGATGTGCCGTATACCAATAGGTCTTATCCGTTGGAGTGAGGCCTATTACAATATAGCCAGACACTTTGTTAGTATTACCTGCAACTTTACCACGCGCCTTGTTTGCGTTTACCTTAACATTAAGCCAAGTAAAGATGCCAGTATCCTTGTCGTAGTGTAATCTCTCCTTTAGTATTTCTTGAGTAAGTATCACTTCCTTATCTTTATTTATTGCTACCATTGTTTAGTTGCCTCTAAGTAAGTTACCGTTGGCTCATCAAAGTATACGTCTGCATTGTACGACTGTCCGTACTCCCGGTCAAACAGCATGTAGAATTTGCTCATGTTCTTTTCTTCTTCTGGACAATCATCAGTCCTGTCCCTACTAATGGCATGGCCGTAGTGAAACCATTTTTCCATAGCTCTACTGCCAGTAAACTCCGAACTAAATACCTTAGCTCCTGCCTCATGAGGTTTAGCACCTTTAGGCTTAGGGTTTACGTGGCTGTAACAGAATATAGTAATAGGGTAGAGGTTCACAAGGTCAGCCATGTCCGTACAAATTTCATTCAGTTTGTCATTGGCCTCACTTGCAGCAAACCTACTGATTAATGCGGTCAATGGGTCAATAATAAAAATGTTGATATTATCAATAAGGTGCATTTCCTCGATGGCTATCCGTATGTCCTCCCACTCTCTACTAGCACCCCTGTCATAGAATCTAACCTTACCGTCCATAGACACCAATGTATCGTGTAGTAGCTGGTCTTCGTATTCCTTATCTGGCCGGGTAAAATCTAGTCTAGCCTCTTTACTAGCCAGCTTCTTAGCTGTACGCACTGGGCTATTCTCCAAGTCAAACATACCAACCTTAGTCTTCTCTTGGTAAATGAGGTGGTGAACTAACTGATGTTCGTGGTCAGTCTTACCAATCTTAGGCGCTGCACCTACTACGTGAATTGTGTGTGGTCTAATCCCGAAGGTTGCCTTGGTGACAGTAGGCCAAGGGAAACTGATGCCCATTTGTGGGCGTTCCATAGCCTTAACGATAATATCCTTAACGTCTACCACTTCACCCTGTCTAACGTATTCAGAGTCCCACACACAGGATAGGTACAATTCATTGCCCTTGTTCTTAAGTAGCATGTCATTAGCGTCTTTCTCAGATAACTTAGCCACCTTAAATCTAGGGAATGTGCGTAGTACTTCCTTTACCGCTCTCTTGCCAGCGTCATCTGAATCAAAAGATAGGATAACCTCATCGAATCCTTCTACGAACTCTCGATTAGCTATAATATCCTTAACCGCAGAACTAGCACCGCGTGTAAGAGATACAATCGCTGGCTCTTTGGACAGGTATTTCTTGGGCATATTGTCCACTATGGCTTGATGTAATGACATAGCGTCCAAGCGACCCTCAGTTATAAATAGCTTCTTACCCTTAACTGCATTGTGTTGGTTCCATAAATCAAAATCACCCTTCCTATCACCAACTGCCGTAAAGGATTTGGTTTCGCACTCTCTGGCCTCATAGCCTATCAGCTCACCATTGCGGTGGTCTGGATAGTAGTGGTGCGTGATTGTTTCACCGTCCACTTCACTCACCGCCACTCTAACGCGAAACTTCTCTACAGTATCCAGCCGTAAACCCCTATCGGGTATGGCTAGGGTAGGCAGTTTATTAACGTCTTCCATCTTCATTCTGCTATCCTTAATTTGGTTAATCGGTACTACGTTACCACCATCATTCATAGGGTCGTAGGTTTCACAGGCATAGCACCACGCGTCAAAGGAACCGTCCTCCTGCACGTAAACCTGATTACCGTCCCCACTACCACAATTATGGCATGTAGTCTTATAGGCGCACGTACCCTTAGTCTGATGTTGTTTTTTATTCATCTTTTTATTCAAACCGGGTAAAGGTTTCGGTGACACTATCATCATGCTCGAACACCTTTGTCATAGGTCTAGCTCCCTCATAGCATCTTCACCTGCTTGGTCTAGCAACATAATGTATAGGTACTCACCAAAGTTACTGAAGTTACCACCATCACACTCGCTAAGTAACTTAAGCAGGTCATCTTGCCTAATCTTATAGCCCTCATTGGGTGCCATAGCGTCCATCAATAACATCTGTATGTCATCGCA